CCCACCGGCATCTGATCGGAGACCCTAGAGATGGCCATTACATCCTCTCAGATCCCCGGCGCGTTGCTGCCGGGTGCCCGCAAGATCGCTGGCATGTACAACGACATCCCAACGCAGTGGTCGCTGATCTACGCCACCGGCACGTCGCACATGGAGGCGGAACGCACCATCCACATGCGCTACCTGCCCCTGCCCGAACTCAAGCAGCAGGGCACGCCGACGACCTTCGACAACGGCGCGGGACAGCGGTTCACCTACAACCACATCCACGTCGCGTTCGGCCTGGGCTACTCGTTCACCCGCGAAGCCATGGACGACAACCTCTACAAGTCGGCTTTCAACCCCGCGAACCTGGGGCTCGTGTCCTCCTTCAAGCAGATGGAGGAAATCCAGGGCGCCGCGACGCTGAACACCGGCAACGTGCTGAACCCGCAGATCGGCGGCGATAACCAGCCACTGTTCTCCACCAGCCACCCCATCGACGGCGGCGTGGTCGCGAACACCCCGCAGGTGCAGGTGGGCCTGAACGAAGCCTCGCTGACCATGGCCAACAACATGGCCCGCCGGTTCCGCGACAACGCCGGCCTGCTCAAGCCCGCCCAGGCCCGCAAGCTGGTGGTCCCGGTTGAACTGCGCCACGTCGCCAAGCGCCTCATGGAAACCGAACTCCGCCCCGGCACCACGAACAACGATACGTGGTCCGTGAAGGAGAACAACGACCTGTCCAACGGCTACGTGGTCCTGGACTTCCTCACGTCGCCCTACGCGTGGTTCGTCCTGACCGACGTCGGCGGGCTGATCCATCTGTCTCGCGTGCCGTTCGAGACGTCCATGCAGACGGACTTCACCACCGACAATCTGATGGTGAAGGCGTATCAAAGGTTCTACTGCGGTTACGACGATTTTCGTCTCGGTATTGGAGTATATCCGACCAACTGAGCCGATTTTCGGTTTTCTTCCTGGCTCATGCTGGATATGAATGCAGCGTGGCCAGGAGGTAAGGATGAACGTAGTGGAACGGCTGGAAGCCAACTCGATCTGGGAGCCTAATACCGGGTGCTTGCTTTGGCAGAGCACCCTGGTTCGCGAGCATGGCGTGATGAAGGTTCACGGCAAGATCGAGCAGGCGCATCGGGTCGCATGGGAAGTGGAGCGCGGGCGCATTCCCGAAGGGTTGTGGGTTCTGCATTCGTGCGGGGTTTCGTGTTGCATCAATGTCCAGCACTTGCGGCTGGGTCATCGTCGCGAGAATGCCCAGGACCGTCACCTGCACGGTGGATATCAGGGACGTCCTGGTGGTGGGGTTTTGGGGACGCCGAGGATTGTCTCCGCCCCGATGCCTAAGTCGGCAAAGCGGAAACGAACGCCAATGACGCACGATGAAGTGCGGACCGCGTTGGACTACGACCCCGACACCGGCGTGTTCCGCTGGCGGATGAGGGCTGACCGAGATTGTTCTTGGAACCTGCGTTTTTCTGGTGAAGTCGCCGGCAACACGATGACCCATGGCTACCGGTGCATGAACATTATGGGAAAGCTCCATCTAGCGCACCGGCTCGCGTGGCTTTGGATGACGGGCGAGATGCCAAATGGACAGATCGACCACATCAACGGCGACCGAGCCGATAATCGCTGGCGTAATCTTCGACTGGCGACGGCTTCTCAGAACGCCATGAACAAAAGGGTTTTGGATTCCAGCCGGTCCGGCGTCACGGGGGTGTCTTGGCACACCAGGAAACAGCGGTGGATTGCTACCATCAGGACTCAAGGGAAGACGCTATACCTGGGGTCTTCCACGACTATCGAGGGTGCCAAACGTCTCCGAGAGGCGGCCGAGGCAGAACATTTCGGTGAGTTCGCTCACAAGGGAGTTGCGTAGATGAGCACCACAAACCTTTCCGGCCCGCAGATGGTCTATGGCGCGACCGGCTCCTTGCCGAACGCGACCTATGGCGGCGGCGGCTCTCCTGATCCCAACCCTGACGCGGGGCCGAGCGGCGTCTTCCAGGGGACGGCATGGCTTGATCCCCGCATTTTCTTCAACAAGGACGGGACCACCGGCGCAACCGGCGTGGTGCAGGCGCACCTGCCGGCGCCCCACATGAAGTCGATCAGCCAGATCCCGGCGGCGCTCGGAACCAGCAAGATCGCGGCAGCGCAGGCGGTGGTCAGCGGCACGGCCATGACACTGGCGGCGGCGTCGGTTGGCGTCGAGCGCAACATCCCGGTCGTCCCCTTCTCGGCGCAGTTGAACGGCTCCACTCCCGTGACCGCGGCGATCGCCCTCGACTACGGGTTCGGCTTCGGAAACGTGACGTCCGGCGACACATCGGTCACCGTCTCGTCCTCGTCGCTGTTCTGGGTGGGCATGCCGATCGTGATTGCCCGCGTGGGTAACTCCGGTGGCACCGCCCCCCTGCTCACGATGGTCACGGCAATCGAAGACGCGACCACCATCACGATCATGAACGCCCCGCTGGCATCCAGTGCGACGGCGGCGATCGGCACCGGCAATCTGTGGGGGCCGAGCACCATCGGGTATCCTACCCCGACTGCGGCCTTCCCGTTCCTGGCGCAAGGCCCGGCCATGATCCTGGATCCTCGGCAGGCCATCAGCCGTGGAATCAGCATCACGGGCGCGGGCGGCTCCACCGGCGGCGGCTTCCTGGTGTCGGGCTACGACATTTACGGGCAGCCCATGTCCGAACTGGTGTCCCCGGCGGCGGCGGCAACCGCCTACAGCTTCAAGACCTTCAAGTACATCACCTCGGTGGTGCCGCAGTTCACCGACGCCGCGAACTACAATGTGGGGACCACGGACTACTTCGGGTTTGGCTACCGGTCGACCATCTGGGAATACACCGACGTCTACTGGAACGGCGCGCGCCAGGCGAGTGCGACCGGGTGGGTGGCGGCTGACACCACTTCGCCGGCGACGACCACGACCAACGACGTGCGCGGGGCCATTCAGACCGGCGCTTCCGGGCCGGGGTCGGGGATTGGCGCGAACGCCTCGAACGGCACCATTTCGAGCCTCGCCATGAGCGGCCGGCGCCTGGAAATGGGGATCACGCTGCGGCCGGTCGACGTCTTGCAGGGCTTGCCCACGAACGCGGTGTCGTTGTTTGGCGTGACCCAGGCCTGAAGGAGAAGACCATCATGAAGAAGTGGCTCTATGCGGTGACGGCGCTGGCGGCGATGAGTGCCCCGGCGTCGGCACAGGTGGTCAGCACCAAGACCGGTCAGACCTACACGTTCACGAACCAGGACTGTGACCCGAACGGCCGGCGCCTGATCCTGTTCAACAACGACACCGGGGTGGCGGCTTCGCTGCCCCAGGCGGGCGCGAACGGCCAGTTCATCTCGGGCTGCATCATCAAGGTGCAGAACATCGGGGATGCGAACGTCGTCATCACGCCCACCACCAGCGCGATCAATGAGGCGACCAGCTTCACCCTGACGCCGGGTGCGTCGAGCTTCATCGTGGCCGACGCCGGGCCCACGACTACGGGCAACTATTGGGCGGCGGTGGGCGGCGTTCCTCCTGGCGGGGATGGGCGCCTCGCGCTTCAGTCGATGCCTGCCTACTACACGCTGTCCGACTTCGGCGCATCCACGACGCCTGCCAAGCGCCGGTCCGCGCAGATCAGCGCCACGGACTCGACGACGGGCGTGCAGATCGAGACCACCTACTCGATCACGGCTTCCCGGCTGGTTTGCACAAACGGCTCGACCACGGTGACCATGACGCCGGGCGTATTCCCGAACAGCGCGAATCAGGCGAATACCAAGCGCATCAAGCTGCCGGGCTGTGGCGCCGCGGGCGCGGACCTTCAGGCGGATGTGACGTCCATCACATCTGAGGGCACCACCCAGACCATCGTGATCGGCACGGCTGCGTCGACGGACGTGGACGCGGGAGCGCAGGTCGTGATCGGGCCGCAGGGTTTGACCCCGGCCACTTCGGCAAGTTCCACCAACCGCCTTACCTACAACGTGGCCAAGTATTCCCCGATCACGTTCGCCGCTGGTGTCGCCACGCTGACGGCGCCGGCCGCCACCTTCGCCACCTACGACTACACGCAGCCGCCCTATGTCGGCGGGTATCTGGCCGAGGTGTCGATCCCGAACGCGACCGGGACCAACTGCGATCAGGCGCTGGTGACCAAGATCACGGCAATCGACGGCACCGGTGGGATTGCCACGCTGGCCGACGCGCCGCGCTGCGGCCTGACAGCCGTGTCCCGCTGGTTCTATTGGGGGCAGGCCATTTTCGGGCCGACCGATGCGGGCGCGGCCATCGAACTGCTGGACAGCGCATCGTCCGGCACGACGCCGCTGGTGACCACCATCGCGTCTGTGACCGACCCCAGCCACATCGTCCTGGCCAACAACAACCAGGGGACCAAGACGAACTATGCCACGCGGCTGACTTGGGGCCCAAATGTCACGTCCTCCTGGATCGCTATGACGGCGGCGGCACGGGCGGCCGGCTTCCAGTATCTGTATGTCCCGGTCGACTACGCCTACTTCCTGGCGACGGGCACGCTGGTCAGCCTGACGCAGAACGGCGCGTCTCTGATCTGGTGCGGCGAGGGGAACATCTACCTGCCCACCGCGCTCAAGCTGGCCCGGCCGGTTTCCCGCGCGTGCAACGCTGGCACCGCGCCCCCCTTGGCGGACTCCACCATCGTCCCGTCCGTGCATCTCCGCACGGCATCAAACAGCGGTAGCACGCTGAAGTTGGCGTTCATTGGCGACAGCCAGTTGACCTACAACTACAATTCGATGGGGCGCATGACGATGCCCCAGTACATCTGCGACGCCTTCAAGCGGCAGAACCCGGCCAAGTCCGTGACCTGCGACAGCTTCGCCATCGGCGGGCAGGTGTTCGGCTCATTCGATCCGACCGGCCCCAGCTACGGCAACGGCGCTGGCATTCCCTCGGGCTCGATCTTCCCGACTTGGTACACGCCCACCTCCAATCAGTGGTACACCTTCGTCCAGGCCGCGTGCCCGGACGTCGTGATCCTGAAGCTGGGCTACAACGACGGCGTGAGCCTGCTCTGGTCGGCGGTGCAAAGCACCATGAACACGCTTCAGGGGACGACGTGGCGTACGGCGTGCGGGAATAACCCGGACGTCCTGATCGCGACTGAGGGCCCCCCGGGCATGGCCACCGCGTCCAACAGCCAGAACACGCAGGCCAAGGACTACTCCATGGCCTACCTTCGTGGGTGGGCGCTCTCGTGCGAATACCGGCTGACGAACGGCGGCTGCCCTGGCCTGATCGACATTGGCCGCGCCCGCGCGTTGACGAACCTCGGCTGGTCGCAGGATCAGTTGACTCCGAGCCGTGCTGACTATCTCGCGCCTCCATCCACCGCGAACGCTGGCGTGGACATCTCCACTGCCGTCTACACATGGCCGGTGCCGATCTACGACTATCAGGTGTTTCTCAACGGCTTCCGGGCCGTCGCGACCACCCCGACTGAATGGTGGGCGTCGGTCGGGACCGTGGACTTCTCCCTGGGCAACGGCGCGTCCGGCACCCCGGAGAGCAGCGGCACTCAGACGGGCGCGACCACGCCATACAGCGGCGGTCATGTCCGGCTTGGGTTTGACACGGGCACCGCGAACTACACGGTCCGGGTGCGGCTGTTCGACGTCGACACCGCGGCCACGGTTTCGGTTGCCACCACGACGGTGACCTGCGCGACCGCCTGCACGAACATGGGCTTCACGGGGGCCAAGATTCAGATCCCGGGCGCGGGGACTGCCGGCGCCACCTACACGGGCACCATTACGGCCATCAACTCGGCCGGCACGTCCATCACCATCACCCCGGCGGTGTCCACGGCGCTGGTTTCCCAGGCCGTGACGCTGAAGTTCTACCATGAGCCGGTGCCGACGACGGACACGGGCGTCCTGGCCACCTGCGTGAATGCCTCGACGGTCTGCGACAGCGCGTTCATGTTCGGCCTGCAGGGGAACACGGTCCAAATCTTCGACGGCAACTGCTTCAACTGCAAGCCGGTCTGGACCGCTCGCGTTGCCAAGTTCGGTGGCTACCATCGGCCGACCATCACGGTTTCCGGCACCTTCTCCCGCTACCGCCTGACCACGAGCACGAACGGCCTGTCGAAAGCGACGGGGTCCGATCCGGCCGATGGCACCTTCTATCAGGTGAATTTGTCGGACACGAACGCTTGGGGCTTGGCGGATGAAGAAGGCCAGTGGGGCGGCGGTGGGTTCAACCACCCGTCGACCTTGGGCGACCAGACCATCATGCCGGTCGTGATGGGCGCGCTGAACCTGAACGCCACGGCGTCTCCGACGTCCTCGGCGGTCAACACACCGCTGACGGGCTTCTCCTACTCGGTGCCCGATCAGCAGTTGTTCACGGCGTTCACTCCGGCCGGCGTGTTGGCCACGGGCACCGTGACGCTGCCTCGCAACGTGCCGCAGGGCTCGCGGGTGCAGATTATGTCGACGCAAACGATCACGGCTCTGACAATCGCGGCGCCCGCGGGCTACACCCTGGTGGGCACGGCGGTGACTGCCTTGGCAGGAAACGCGACGGCGGCCTGGGTTCTCGACGGCACCGTCTTCTACCGGGTGCAGTGAAATGGGAAATCCATCCTCGATCAGCCTCCAACTGAACGCGGCGGTTGCCAATGGCGTCTGCCTCGCTCAGGCGGTGGCGGGGGCTGGGAACCTGACGATCAACGGTTCCCTGGCCACCGGCGGCGTGGCCACCTTTGATTCGCCTCGGCGCGTCCTGGTGGCTTCGTCCGGCAACAACGCGGCTGTGGTGTTCACCATCGTGGGCACCAGTCGGGACGGCATCGTCCAGGCCGAGAACATCACGGGGCTGACGGCAGGGACGGACGCCTACACGGAACTCGACTACGCTGACGTGACGGTCGTCTATGCCTCGGCCGCGTGCCTCGGGAACATCACGGTGGGCACAAACGGAATCGGGTCCTCGGCGTGGATCATGGACAACTTCATGGCGGCGTTCTGGGCTCTGTCCGTGGGTGTCGTGATCGACACCGGCACGGCGACCTACTCGGTCGAGTATACCTACGACGATCCCAACAAGAC